GTTCCCATCTTCGTCTTCACTTTCATAACCCATTAGGCAAGCAAAGACCTTATTTGCGTTCTTGTTTAAAAAATTTCCTGTACTCATTTTATTTAATATTTAACATCATCTAAATCAACTTCAAGCATTTCAGATAACTTACTAACATAGATTTCTCTGCGAAACGCATGATTCCATACGTTTTGATTAATAGATTCAACCATGAATTTTTGTTCTAATTCAACATCTATTTCATGAATATATCTATACTGTTTGTACAGATATAGTTCAGTTGCTTTACCTGTTGAATCATAATAATATCCATTATGATACAAATAACAATGTGAACATGAAGTTGGATTTTTGTTTTTGCCTTCTAAATATCCATCATTCTGCATTTTTAAATCAAGTGTAGAATACACATACACAAATTTTTCATCTCCAACTAACCCATCATTATTCTTTAGGTATCTGTATAGTGCTAATGCAAATATAGCACATCCACCAGCATTTAACGCCGGGATTGTATCATCAACTTTTACAATTAGTTTGTAATCTTCAGAGTTCATGACAAACAATTTTATGTGTGAATACTCCACCCGAATTGTGGTGTTAAAGATACTGAAAAAGTAGGTGAACTACCATCACCGCCATTATCATGGCTTCCGTGGTAAATTAATCCACCATTCATTATTACTCTTTTAGACTCAACTTCACGCCAAACCCAAAAGAATGAGTACGGTGCAAAGTCCGGGTATAGTTCAACTTCAGATTTTTTACCCTGATTTCCTACATTATCATTTTCTTCTCTGGCAACAAGTCGATTTAATATTCCCTCAAATTGTTCCTCTTGCCCTGTTTTTTTAGCGAACTCACGGGCTTTTTCAAGTCCACCATTTGTTAAATCTTTCATAAAATCTTTTCAATTATTAATTTATTACTTGCGTAACACTTCATTCCCCAAAACTTTCTGACATAGTATTTGCCCCTCTTTTATTTCTGCAAACTGATACGGTGTTCTATAACAACCGCTAATACTCGTCTTTTCAATCCATTTATATGCAATTATTGCGTCTTCTGCAATATGCAATTCCCTTGTTTTTCCAATTCTTAAACACATAATAAGAAACTTATTAAATTTTCAATAATACTTTCTAAAGATAAAAGTAGTAAGAAACCTACTACAAACATCAAACATTGTAACCATAAAGGTATTTTTTCAAATCTTTTCATAGACTCACTTATTATCTTTGAATTTAATCGGATAAACTAATCTATTAGAGGCTATTTCATCTTTTGATATATCTACCCCTTCATAGTATTTTGCTCCTTTTGGTATTATTACCTGGAGCAATATGAAAAACATTTCCATTTTAAAAAAATATGGTTTTTCTTCCAATGCCTTTTCTTTTGTAAGGTATGAGTGTAAACCTTCTTTCACATACTTTATTCCCAACCTTTCACCACCGTGAACACCCAACTTAGATTCCATTGTTTGCCCTTCATGTATAGGAATTAATTGATAAGGTGTTGCATACTTTTTTGAATTAGGGTACACTTCTCTGTACACCCATTTAAAAACTACGACATCTTCTTTCATAGTTTTTGGGCGTCTTTTGTACTTACCAAGATAAAAGCACATATTCTAAGTTTTTATATTACCCATTGTGTTGATAATGGATAATCTGATTTACGAAATTCAGTTTTAGAATCAATTCTTGGTACTTCTTCCCCAAGAAAGTGAGTTATTCTGTGTTCATTTCCATTAGTACCTCTTTTTTCGGTACGGTAAAAACCAGAGGGTAATTTACCCTCTGGATTTATTCTGCAATTATAGATAAACTCTTCCATTATCCAATAGCTTTAACCAACTGTTCAAGAAATTTTTCCTGACGTTCAATTACACTCATTAAAAAATGGAATTCTACAATTGCTTCTGGAAGGCTACCACTCAGCCTTACGGCTTCTTCCATTACAAAAGAGATTTTGAAGCCACCTTCTTTGAGAGTTTTTTTCATTATTCTCATGTGAGCTTCTTTAGTAGCTTGAGTTTCGGCTTCTGATTCCTTTTTGTCAATTTGGAACACATCACGAAGATTTTCTTCATCGTGGTTTGTATTTTCAAGCATGTCTCTTTTGCATACTTGAAATGCTTCTTTAACAACAACATCACTTTTTTCCATTGTTCTTTTCTTTAAATTTAACAATTATTAATTAACACTTAACTCTTTAGAAGAGTATTGTGGCATTGGATGGATTCGAACCACCAACCTTTTTATAGTTCCAGACCCCTATGCAAGCTCTCATCCGCATGGGCTATGCCGTTTTAGGGACAGGGCTCCCCCTGTCCCTATTATCAAACTTAAATCAAATCCAGTGATGTTATGTAACTACTTGAATCCAATTCGTTAATTAATTCCATTGGAAAGATTTTTTTGACAACGTCTCTCCGTTTGTTCCAGTCTTTAACTGTTAATAATCCCCCTTCAAGCATAAATTCTTGAACATCCTCTAACTTTTGCTTTTTCATTTTTAATCCAATTTACAATTTTCATACAAATAACATTCAACAGTATCCCAGGAAATGCCAAAGTTACAATCATGTTTAGCAATCATTTCAGACAATGCGTCTAAAAATTTACTACGGTCAAATATTTTTTTACCAGCATTTTCTTCTATTTCACTGGCTTTTTGTTCAAAATCTTTAACACACCAGCTAATTATTCTTATTGGGAATATTCTTTCCATTTCTAAAAGTATAGAATAAGGTCCCCCTTTTTTTACGGCATAAATAAGCCGTTCTTCTTCTTCTTTGTTCATTTTATTCAAATTTAATTTCGAGTTGAGTTTCATCATAGATAAATTCTTCTTCCATTAAATCTTGAAGCTCTTCCCATTCCTCATTATCAATTGCTTCAAAGATTTCGTTAATTATATCTTCCTGAAATTGGTAGTTCCTTTGTATTATTAGACTTTTTTCGTCTATATTTTCATAACCCTCAAATCCAAAGATAATGTTAATATAAGCATTTGTACTTTGATTTTTGAAATTATCATAACAGCTATAAGATTTTGCAGGAAGAGGCTCAAATTCCAATGTTAGGGAATATGAAGTTTCCCTTTCATATTCAATGTTGGTTTCTTCAATTAATTGTTGCAATTCCTCTGCATTAAGTTCTGGGAAAACCATTTTCCTTGTAATAGAGAACGTTCCATCACAGCTCTCTCTTTCTACATCCGTAGTGTATGCTTTCCGCTTTTTTATCATTTGTTTTTCATAATTAGAAAAACTAACATTCGTTACTTTACCTTCGGTATCATAACGACTTTCTGTTAGGATTACATAAAATCCCAATATTCGTGTTTTAACCATTGTCTTCGGTTTCTTTATAATCCATTAAAAGTGAATCCACTACTACTGAAATTAGAAACAATATTGAAATGACAGCAGCAAAGTAATTTTCTGTTTCAAGCGCAATTCCAAAGAATACACTCACCAGAACAAATTCTGTAAATAATATTAATGCTTTCATGATTATTTAATTTACACATATTTCCATAGTACGAACATATGCACCGATTAATACCTGTGGAATGTTACCTCTACCACAAAGGGAATGCATTTTTTCATACGTCCAACGTTCAACAAGCCCATTAGTATATTCTACCAAATAGGTAGGTTCTGGTCTTGTTGGTAATTCTCTTATAAATGAGATTCTCAAAGATTCCATTTTCTTATGAATTAAATAATACCACTCAAAATGAGCGCAGATACAACCGTATTACTCTCACATTCATCACACCAGCCCCTATCCTGGTCTGGTTCATAATCGTACGTACATTCGCAGTTGGTACATATTCCCGGCACACAACCACCCATACATTCTGTTTCAAGGAACGACATTTCATCGTCGTAGCCGTACTCTTCCATTAGTATTTGGAACAGTTCTTTTTTTCTTGAGTCACTTAAATTTTTCATAACAAATTAATTTTTAAGTTTGACATAGAACAGGGTTTTTAACCCTGTTTTCTGGTATTAAACCTTCATCAGTATGCCTTTTTTTCTTCAATGTATATTTCTCTCATCCTCTTGCGTTCTGCATGTTCTGCATTTTTTGCCTCTTCCCTCATTCTGATTTCATACGGCAACCAGCCCATCAAATGCAGAGTTTCAATATTATGATAAAACCTTGCTTTTTCAACCAATTGTTCATCACAGTAAATTGATTTAAACCAGTCTTCAAGGTTTTTACCTTCAAAGATTAGTTTGGTTAATTGGTCACCGAACATACGTATGAACATTATATTACATACCTGTAATATTTCAATTGCCGTTTCTGCTTCGCTTGCATCTACTTTATCAACCAAATTCCGTATTTCATACGCCACTTCCAGCATATTTTTTGCCATCTTAGCAGCATACGGAATTTCATCTGTTTTGTTTTCAAACGTCCTGTCGGCTCTCGGTACTTTATTGCAAGCAATCACCAGCTTACTGAGAATGTTTTTATTCCCTTGCCTTGACATATAAATGTCATTAGGAATGTGTTTCTGTACTTCCCAATGACTCATCCCGTCAAAGTGTTTTCTTAATTGGTTTATTGATAATTTTTTCATGGTAATTAATTTTTAGTGGTTAATACTTTTTCTGGTTGAAAGTCAAAGCTATGACCACATTCCGTCATAAGAACATTAACTATTCGACCACCGCAATAAAAAACTTCAGCGTCTTGTCTTTTATTGCATTTTGGACATCTAATGTTTTTCTTTTTCATAACAATTAATTTTTTAAGTTTGACATGGACTAAATTATTAGTTTCGACTAATCAAGTCTCATCAGCATGTCTTATTTTAGAATCGGATTTGGACGGAGAAATTTTCCTATTATAAGGTCCCCTTCCCCCAAATCCGCCGATACCCCTGTCGGAGCCAGACTGGTCAACCTCGGCTCCCGTCGGGCTCCGCTGGTAACTAATTGAATCCCGATTTAAGCAACTAAAATAATGTAAATAAAATTGCTATAAAGTCCGGCAAATCGGCTAAAAATCGGGTTTAAACCATTGTGGTTGTATGTGTTGATTCGTGTCATAACAGTAAAAATATAGGTAAAAATAAAACCTTTGTTTAAATACGGTTTATTCGCGTTTTAAACAACTTTTGCCAAAAATAAGGCAATAACCTGCAAATAGTAAATAAACCGTTAAAAGCTAATAAAACAGGGCAGTAATAAAGTCAGCAATAAAACCAACAAAAAATATGGTCAATATTGCTATTGACTGCAATGTTTAAAAATAACCAGCTTAAAAAACCATTGTGGTCAATTTGTTGTATGGTGTTTTGCGTTTCCATGTCGTACTGTTAATTTGTGAAACTACTTTGAAGTAAAAAAATTTTGTTAAACTGCAAAAATGGGTGCAAAAAAACAGGGGAGTCGTTGTTTGCAAACAAAACTAAAACAAAACTAAAAAACTACTTTGCCAAAATGTAATTTTGAGTCCCGGGTTTTTGTTTAATTTGCAGTTTACCGTTTACGGCACGACCGACCGCACGTTTAATAGCTTTCGCTTTTTTGTCGGTGTGCAACTTTGCAACTTTAAGCTCCAGACTGGTGCGGTTGATACCGGCGTCGCCCGCCTCGGTTACAACTTTAATAATGCTTGCATTTATGCTTCCCGATTTTGGATTTAAAATTGTTTTGGTTGCTTTTTTACCTTTCCCACTTTTGGTCGGAACCTTTGGCAGTTGTTTAAGCAACTCCCGCACGCGGGTTTTTAAAGTGTTGGCGTCGTCGAATTGCATTTTGTCAAAAAATACAAGTTTGTTACCGTCGGCATCTTTGCCGGTAAAATCGGCAACTTTGCCGAATCCAAAGTTTTCGGCTGCAAATGTGTTAACTGCTAATCTGTGGTCTTGCACCCTGACCTCATAACTGGCTTCGGCAGCGGCTTCGGCTTCGGTAGCGGCAACCGCTTCGGCGGCCTTGTTTAATGCTTGTTTGTTGTTTTGGTAAAATTTTACCAAAACATTGTTTTCCTCTTCGGTCAACGGTTGACCAGCTTGCAACTTGGCAGTCACCTCAACCATTGTTGGGACGTGACCTTGTTCTTTTTGTGATTCCATCTCTAAAAATTTTTAAGTTCAACATAATGTTAATTTGACCGGATTCATTCCCGGCACACAACAAAGGTAATAAATAATAGTAACGGCATGTTAATTTAATGTTAAATAATTGTTAAGTTTTAAACTACAAAGTTAGTTGGTTCTTTGAAACACAGACCAGTGACGGGATTCAGGCAAAAATATCATATAAAACATAAAAGTAATAAACATGACCGTCATAAACATAAAACGGTGAAAATATAAAACAGTAACAAATAATATGTAAACATGGTAATATAAAACAGTATATGTAAACAATGGTCCAGTGAGGGGAGTGAATCCGTTGGTATTGCTGGTCATAAGTGGTCATAAGGGAGTCATAAATTTGGTCGTATGTTTTGGTCGTATGTTTTGGTCGTATGTTTTGGTTTTTTGGCGCGCGCTCTAAGACCGGTTTATGACTCAAAAAAATATGTATGAAACGTATAACATAAAAAACGCAAAGGTTACTACTGTCACATGACATATAATTGCAAGTGGACCTGTCCTTATCATAACAAATGTAAAAGTAACCCATCCTGTCATAATAAATAATATTGTTAAGTCCTGTGAAAGGGGAAAAGATTGGTGACTCGACTGGAGATTCCCGGTCCGAATCTACTTTTGGCGCATCCAGAGGGTGAACAGGTGGGGTTGGGACCCACAAAATTTTTGAAGTATTTTTCACTGGCAAAAGAACGATTTTACCTTATAAGGGGTTGTAAACTTATATATGGTAATATTGATTTAAAAAAATTATCATATATAAAAATTTTTTGAATATGCAAGTGAGATGAAAAATTTTTTATTTTTTTTAAAAACTCATAAAAGCATAGTGGCATAAGGATTTTATGTTAACCATATTTGAAATACATTTGAACACCATAGATTAAACTATTGTTTTTTGGTAATAAATATATTAGCTTTGGTACTTTAATGTATTGAAACTAATTGTGTTATGGTGAAAAGACAAAGAAATAACAAGGTTAATAAACCGTCTGGTAATGTAACTTTATATAAACCGGAATACACACGACAGGTTTTTTATTTGTGTCTGGCGGGTTTTACTGACGTACAAATTTCAAACTTTTTTAATGTTAGTCTTGCTACTGTAAACACATGGAAGCACACACATCCTGAATTTTTAACTGCGCTACGAAAAGGTAAAGAACGTGCTGATTCACGTGTGGCTCACGCTTTATATAAAAGTGCAATAGGATATAAATTCACCGAAGAACACGTATTAACCAATCGTGTCAAGAAACGTAATGAAAAAGGGAAAGTAGTTGAAGAATATACCGAACCTTTAATTGTGAACGTAAAACGTGAAAGGCCACCAAACGTGAAAGCTGCAATTAAATGGTTGAGTGCTCGCCAGCCTGAAATCTGGGGAACTAAGTTACAGGTGGATGGCAGGGTTGACGTGAACCATAAACTTGATTTCAGTGATTTTAGTAATGAAGAACTTCAAGTTCTGAAAAAGTTAGGTATTAAATCACAGGAAAAAGATAATGACATTGAGGATATAGAATGTGAACAGGTATGATAACTACTGCAAAAAATAGAGTTGTAATGACCAAAGATGAGAAGGCAAAGTTAATGATGGAGAACCCATTGTTAGCCATTCGTGCCTTGAATGACCGAAGTCTTTACGAATTTTTGCAATGGGCGTGGCCTGAATTAAGTAGCCAGCCATTCGTAACGAACTGGCATATTCCATATATCTGTAATGAACTTGAAGAAATCGCCGAACGTGTAGCTCGCCGCCATCATAAACATCATGACCTTTTAATTAACGTACCCCCAGGAAGTACCAAAACTATTTTGTGTAGTATTGTATTTCCTGTTTGGTGCTGGACCAAATGGCATTGGATGAGGTTTATAACTGCTTCATACAGTAGCCAGCTTAGTTTGGAAAGTGCTGAATATGCACGTGATTTAATTAAAAGTGATAGGTTTAAAGCTGTTTACCCTGAACTTGATGTGAAAGCCGATAAAGATACAAAAGGTAACTATAAAATAGTGAAACGTGTTCCCGGAGATATTCGTAGTTTTTATAAAAAGGAACTTCCGGGTGGTAGCCGTTTCAGTACTTCCGTAGGTGGTACAATGATTGGGTTCCACGCCGATATTATAATTTGGGATGACCCTATAAATCCGAAACAGGCTGTTAGTGAGAATCAACTTGAAATAGCAAATCGTTGGCTTGACCAAACTCTTAGTACACGTAAAACGAATAAAGACGTTAGTACAACGATAGGAATCATGCAGCGATTACACCAGAATGACCCATCAGGCCACCTTTTAAGTAAAAAGAAAAAGAATTTACGTCATTTGTCATTTCCCGGAGAATGTGTTAACTATGGTAAATTTGTGAAGCCAGAATCAGTAATTCAATATTATCAGGATGGGTTATTTGATAAAACACGTTTAAATTGGGAAGTGTTACAGGAATCCGAAGCTGACTTAGGACAATATGGTTTCGCTGGACAAATTGGTCAGAATCCTGCTCCTGCCGGTGGTGGTATGTTTAAAGTTGACAGGTTCCAAATGACCAGTGAATCAATTCACCGTAACCGTTATGTAAAAACAGTTCGGTTTTGGGATAAAGCCGGTACAGCCGGTGGAAAAGGTGCTTACACTTGTGGTGTGAAAATTAGTAAACTTACTAATGGTATGTTCATAATTGACGACGTGAAACGTGGTCGTTGGAGTACAGAAGAAAGAGAACGTATTATACGGCAAACTGCTATTGCTGATGGAAACCATGTTCATGTATGTGTTGAACAGGAACCCGGAAGTGGTGGAAAAGAGAGTGCTGAAAATACGATTCGTAATTTAGCAGGGTTCATGGTTAGTGCAGACCGTCCTACCGGAGATAAAACCAGTAGAGCAGACCCATTTAGTGTTCAAGTGAATAATGGAAACGTTTATTTACGTATTGCGGAATGGAACGCCAAATTTAAAGAAGAATTTGAAATATTCCCAAACAGTACGTTTAAAGACCAAGTGGATGCTTCTTCTGGTGGTTTCCATTATCTTAACAAAAGGAAGATGGCTGGTAGAATAACTTAAAATTGTAAAGTCATGTTTATTGTAGGTGAAAGAACATATGGGTTTTTGGCTAAAGTCATACATTTAGGAATGTGGCTTTGGCAAATTGCTCATTTCAAATTACCTAAAAAGTATCCAAATCATTTTCTTATAGAATTAGAGGGTAATACTATTGAAGCTATATGGCCAGAAGTAGTGAAAGTACCATTACGTAAAAGAGCTGAGGAATCTTGGGTGTGGAAAGTCCCTGATTCTTTGTACCCAACTACAATGGTTGGACACCATTATGAAGCTACTAATTTTTATTGGCACGCTGTCAGGATAATTTCCATGTGGTTCCATTTATGGTTAGGTGAAGGAGAAGAACCTGATTGGGATGGTGATGAAACAGAACGTGAATTTTCTTGTGTAGAATTAACAGCACGTACCATGCGGGATTTAGGTCATTCTGATTTAAATCCTTTTGTAAATCCGGTTGAATTTACAGATTACATGAATAAACATTATAAATTGAAAAAATATTAAAAGATGGTAGAAAGTAGAGTACATACCGGAAATAATGGTAAACCCAAGTTACCACCTGTTGTATCAATTTATTCTGAATTGTTAAATCGTATGAACCTTGCTATACGAATGGGAGAACAATATGGTGGAGACAGGGATATTTACGAAGCACTTGGATATAAAACTGAACTTGATTTTGATGATTACTATTCTCGATACATTCGTCAAGATATTGCAAAGGCTATAATTGACAGACCTGTTAAGGCTTCATGGAAAGGTAAGTTAACAATTATTGAGAATAATAAGGAAAAAGAAACCAATTTTGAAAAAGAATGGAAAAAGTTGTATGAAGATATGAAATTCAAATCAATCTTCATGCGTGCTGATAAATTAACAGGATTAGGTAGGTATTCAATTATATTGTTTGGTTTAAATGATGTAAAAAGTATTGATGATTGGGCTAAACCTTCAAGAAGCAGAGGGGATAAGCGTAAACGTTTATTGTATTTAAAACCACTTTCAGAAGAAAATGCAAAAATACTTGAATTTGAAAATAATCCTTCAAATAAAAGGTTTGGTTTACCAAAGTATTATAGTGTTTTTATTGGAACACAAACAACCGGTGGACAAACAGTAGAAAGAAGTATTAAAGTACATTATTCACGTGTTCTACATATTGTTGAAGATATACTTGAAAGTGAAGTATATGGTACACCACGTTTACAGGCGGTGTACAATCGTTTAATGGATTTAGAAAAACTTGTAGGTGGTGATGCTGAAATGTTCTGGCGTGGTGCAAGACCCGGATACGTAGGGAAACTTGACCCTGAGTATGAAATCAGTGATACAGGCATGAAAGAACTACAAGAACAAGTTGATGAATTTGAACACAATTTACGAAGAATATTAATTAATAAAGGGGTAGATTATACTTCTTTACAACAACAAATAGCAGACCCAAGTAAACACGTAGATGTTCAGTTTCAATTAATTAGTGCAGTTACGGCAATACCTAAAAGGATTCTAACAGGTAGTGAAAGGGGAGAATTAAGTTCTGCTCAGGATAAACAGGAATACATTTCTTACGTTGCTGCAAGAAGGGAGGAACAAAATGAACCAATGATTTTAAGGCCATTTGTGGATAAATTAATTGAATTAGGTGTTTTGAGTAAACCTAAAGACGGTAAATTTATTGTTGTATGGGATAAGGCTTTCAGTATGAGTGATGCAGAGAAGGTGAATATGGGTAAAGTAAGAAGTATTGCATTGAAAGAATACTCTGTCAATCCTTATGCACAAGAACTTATGCCGTTTGAATACTTCTTGGAATACCTTTTGGGTTTGGATGAATCACAAATTGAACAAATAATTGAAGGTCAAGGTGACCCAATTATAAAGGAAAGACCTTTAAGTGATGAAGAAGCTAAATTGTTAAAAACACGTTCTGGGAGAGATTACAGAACGTCAACAGGTGAATCGTTTGATATAGATGAATATTAAGTATGTGTGAAGTTTGTGAAAATATTGTAGTTAATTCAGGTTATGACCCAACACGGACTACTGTGTTGAGGAATAACTATGTCAGGGAAAGTAACAGAAGGTTTGATTACGTTGCTGCTGAAATAAGGAAAGCTGTTGATGTAGAAGACGTATTTGGATTACGTAAACCAACTGTGTTTCAAACTCCTGGAAAAGAAGCATTTTATTTTATGACCATGCCAGAAAAGGTTGAAGAATTTATGCGTTGGCTTGATGAATTAATTGCAAGAGGAATACTTGAAGTAAGGGAATTGCCACGTAGCGGGGAATCTATTTATGAAGCATGGCATAATAAATATTTATTTGATTCTTATAAACGTGGTGTTCAAAGAGCAAGAGATGAACTCATACATGCTGGATATAAAGTTCCTACTATTGAACAAACAGGTGGTATTGCTATTTCAATGTCAACACCATTTCATATTGAGTCAATAGGTATGATTTACATACGTGCGTACAATGAGTTGAAAGGAATTACTAATGCAATGGCTCAAATGATTAGTCGTGTACTTGCACAAGGAATGGCAGACGGAGATAATCCACGTTTAATAGCTCGGAAGTTAGTATCTGTAATAAATGGGTCTGGTATGGGAGATTTAGGAATTACTGATACTTTGGGTAGGTTTATTCCTGCTAAACGTAGAGCTGAAATTATGGCACGTACAGAAATGACACGTGCCCATCATGTTGCAAATGTTCAAGAATATAAGAATTGGGCTGCTGAGGGATTTGAAGTTAAAGCGGAATTAATTACTGCTGGGGATTCAAGGGTTTGTCCTATTTGTTCAGGTTTGGAAGGTAAAATATATAAACTTGAAGAAATAGAGAATTTAATACCTGTTCATCCACAATGCAGATGTGTTGTAGTACCATTACCATTAGAACCCAAAAAATAAGGATTATGCCGTGGACAATAAAAGATGTTGATAAACACAAAAAGGGATTAACTCCTGCCAGCAAGAAGAAATGGATTTCTATTGCTAATAGTGTTCGTAAAAAATGTTTGGAAGATGGGGATAGTGAAGATGTATGTGATGCTAAAGCTATTCGTGTTGCAAACAGTAAAGTTCAGAATAATACATCTTCTACTGTATTAAGAACCATTAGTACAAATGTAGAAACACAACCAAAATATAAAGTAAAACAGGTAACAGAAGGTGAAGATGAATATTTGATTGTTCCTGTTGTAATGATGGTTGAAGGTGTGCATAATGGCAACCGTGGACCAATTTACCATAAAGCTGAAACACTTGCTAAATATGCGGAACATTTTAATGATATTCCTGTAACAATAAGTCATCCTATTAATGAACAGGGTTTATATGTTTCAGTGAATACTCCTGGAATAATGGATAGTTGGGGTGTTGGTAAAGTTAGAAATTCACGTTTTGAAGATGGAAAACTTAAAGCTGATGCTTGGCTTGATGTAATGTTGTTGGCTTCTATTTCACCAGAGGCTTTACAATGTATTCAGGAGAGTGAAGAAATGGAAGTAAGTATTGGTACATTTTCAGATGAAGAAGTTGTTGAAGGTGTATGGAATAATGAAAAATATAAATCAATAGCGTTAAATTATTCACCCGACCATCTCGCTCTTTTGCCCGGAGAGATAGGTGCATGTTCTATTAAGGATGGGTGTGGTTTGCGTGTAAATAAACAGAAAGGAGGAAAAGATGTGAGTGAATTATCAAGTAAAGTTAAAGAGTTATTAAAAGAAGGTTATTCAGTATTGCAGTTTAATATGAATGTTGATGGTTTTCAGGAAATTATTGAAAAGGCTTGGAACCTGCTTTCTTCTATGGAAACTGAAACTAAGTCTTTTTATTTAATTGATGTGTATGACAATCATGTTATTTACAGGATGCGTAACCGTTTAGATGATAGTGTAGTAATGTTACGACAAAGTTATACTATTAACGAAGATGGTTCATTGGCATTGTCTGGTGAACCACAGAAGGTACGCAGAGATGTAAATTATGTTGAAGTAAATAAAGAGAATGTAAAACCAAAAAACAAGGAGGTAAAAATCATGTGTGAAAAATGTCCAGAAAAAGTAGATGAATTGATTGCCAATTCTGCTACTAATTTTACGAAAGATGACAGGGAATGGCTTGATACTCTTACAGAAGATAAGTTGGATAAACTTATTCCTAAAAGAGTACGTTCGGTCAATACTCCTGAAATTACTGTTGATAAGGCTTGGGAAGTTATTAATACCAATTCAAAAGGTGTTGATGATTATCTTAAAAACTTACCGGCAGACGTGAAGGTACAAGTTGAAAAAGGCTTGGAAACCTATAAAGAAGAACACAAAAAAGTTGTTAAGTTTATTTTGGATAATACAGCCAAAGAAATTTGGGAAGAAGAAGAACTTAACAACATGTCAATGGAAGTACTTAAAAAAATACAGAAAACCATTGAAAGTGTTGATGAAGAAGAATTAGCTGATTATTCAGCTCAAAGTGCTGGTGGTAATGGACAACAGCCCAAAAAGGTTAAAATTGCTCCGTTAGCACCTATTGGTGTAACTTTTAAAGAATAAGTAAAATAAATTGAAAGGGGGATTAAATTATGTCTAAAAACACAGTTAAATTAAAAAAGTATGTTGACATTGTCAACGAATACGAAGCTGCTGCTGCAATTACTCCGGGAATGTTGCTTGAAATGGATTCTGATGGAAAAGTAAAAGCTCATGCTACCGCTGGGGGAAATGCAGAAAAAATGTTTGCTTTGGAGAATGAACTTGAAGGGGAAGGTATTAATGATGCTTATGAAGCAGACGACCCTGTTCAGGTTTGGAACGCTATTCCCGGTGAAGAAGTATATGCTATACTTGCTGATTGGTATGATGTAACCACAGGTGATTTTCTTGAATCAAATGGTACTGGTTATTTACAGAAACATACCGAAGATTCAGGTAGTGTAACAATTTACACTAACCAAATTGTAGGTGTTGCTCTGGAAGATGTTGATACTTCTGATTCAAGTGGTGGAGAATCAAGCGGTGCGCTTGGTTATAACAAAAGGATTAAAATTAAAGTTGTTTAAGAAAGGAGGAAAATATTATGGCAGTTGATTTAATATTAAATGGAATGGGTAAGGGAGAAGTCGCAAGTGAATTTCTTGCTTCAAGTCGCCTTGACATTGGCTCGATGAAGCCTTTTATTGGGGAAGATGGTTTGCCTTATATTTCTGTTTTTTCAGGTGGAGACCCGGAAAGAGCAGATAATTATAAAACAATACCAATTCAAACCAATGCTACGTTGCGCCGGGATGAGTGGAAACAGTTGGATGAAGCTGTGCTTAAAGTTGCACAGGACCGTTTGACTGGTGTTAATGACCTTATTAGCAAAGGTCTTGTATATAATTTAGGTAATGCTATGGGAACAACTGTTCTTGAATGGCATGATGTAAGTGATTCACAGGAAGCCGTACTTACAATGGACGGTGTAACTCGTGGACAAGGTGACCGGCCTGTATTTCAGACCAACTATTTACCTATCCCGATTATCCATGTGGATTACGAAATTAACACAAGGGCTTTGGAAGCCAGCCGTAAACTTGGTAATCCATTGGATACCATTATGGCTGAACATGCTGCTCGTAAGGTTGCAGAAAAACAGGAAGATATGCTGTTTACTAATACCGATTATGCTTTTGGTACGAAAGATGACCGTTCAAGAAACAAAATTTATAGTTATGTAAACTTCCCTGACAGGAACCAGCAAACTATTGTTTCATGGACCGCTTCTGCTAAAACTGCCTCTGACATAATTTCTGATGTCCTTACTGCTAAACAAACTTCTATTACTAAAAAGCACTATGGACCTTGGACTGTTTATATTCCTACTGGATATGAAACCAAATTGGATGAAGATTATGATTCAACTACTCCCGGAACAACTATCCGTGAACGGTTATTGAAAATTGCAGGTATTAATGAAGTTAAAGTTGCCGACCACTTGGAAGATGATAATGTTCTGTTGGTAGAAATGAAATCAACTAACGTTCGTTTGGTTGAAGGTATGGGTATGCAGACTGTTCAGTGGAGTACAGAAGGAAGGTTTATTACTAAGTTTAAAGTAATTGCAATCCGTGTTCCACAAATCCGTTCTGACCAGGATGGAAATAATGGTATTGTACACATGAGTGTATAATCTAAAATATCACTAATCAAGTGATAGTTTAATTTTTTAAGTAATCAATTATGAAAAGAGTTAGAAACACTAAGGCAGTAGTTGAAGAAGAAAAGCCCGAAGTTAACTTGTTGGGAGAAAAACTTGTTAAGTGGAGAAAGATTGGCAAAGGGTTTTTTCGTATGTCAAACAGAATAATTAAAGAGAACCAAATATTTGAAGCCTATCCATCTGAAATTCCAAAGGCATTTCGTGATAGCATTATTCCTTTGGAAAAACAGAGTAATAATAAGGTTCCAAATCCAGTAGCACCTGTTCCAGTATTAAAAACAAAATACTCACCAAAACATGTAAGTGGTGGTTGGTATGATATTGTTGATGATAATGGTAAGGTGATTAACGAGAAAAAGATGTGTAAAGAGGAAGCACAGGAATTGATTAAGGAATTACAGTAATGGCATGGAAGGTTCCTAAGATATGGGACGGTGGTGATTGTTGGATTATAGGTGGTGGTCCATCTATGCCTCACCAATTTGGTGTCCCTGATGAACTTATAAAGAAAGTACAGTCTGGGAAGTTACTACCTTCTACATATTCTAAGTATATGGAACCTATTCATGACAAGCATGTAATTGGAATCAATGCTGCTTATTTAATTGGTAATTGGATTGACATTGTATTCTTTGGAGATAAGCGTTGGTTTTTAGAGAATGAATACAGGTTGGCTTCATTTCCTAACTTAAAAGTTGGATGTAAATCTTACTTTGCTAAAAGGGATTTAAAGTATTTGGGTGTCAAATACATTCCGCTGAATAAAAAACATTCTGAGGGGATTTCTAATGAAAAATATACTGTTTCATGGAATCAAAATAGTGGTGCAGCTGCAATTAGTTTAGCTCATCATTTAGGTGTTAAGCGTATATTCCTTTTAGGTTTTGATATGAAAAAAGTTGGAGAGAATAAGCATTGGCATGGATTATATACACCTGTAAACGGTAAGCCTGTTGTACAAACGCCTTTCAAGCGGCATTTGGAGGGTTTCCCGGCAATATCTACCGATGCTAAGTACTTGGGTATTGATATATACAATGTCAGCCCTGAAAGTGCTATAAATGTGTTGCCAAAAATTAGTTTGAAAGCGGCTTTTAAAATAGCGGGAATATGAAAGTAACAATTATTACGCCTGTGAGTAGGCCACACTTTTTAAAGTCAATTGCACCCACAATTCCAAAGGAGTGTGATTGGTTGTTATTGTTTGATTCTAATACGACTATACCTAAAGATGATTTGCCTGAAAATTCAAAGGTTGAAGTAATAGAATCATCTAATGAAGATGACAAGAGGAATCGTGGTATTGAATTAGTTGATTATGGTCATATTTATTTTCTTGATGATGATACAGTAATTCATCATAAGTTTTGTAAATTACTATTATTATCTTCTAAACATGATTTTATTTATTTCAATCAAGTTTTTAAAGATGGTAAGTTTAGAGTTGGTGGAGAAGTTAAAGTTGGAAAGATTGACATAGGGTGTTATCTTGCTTCAAGAGAATTAATAGGGGATTCAAGACTTAAAAGAGAAGTTGGTAGAACTGCTGATGGTGTATTTGCAGAAGAACTATTTGCTAAGTCAAAGAATCCATTTTACATTAACAAAACGTTTAGTATTTATAATTTTTTGAGATGAATGAATTAAAATACAATAGGATTGAAGTTAAAATACCTTACGGTTTAAATGAAGATTTAGCTGGTGCATATAATTTGGCTATGGCTTCTGCTGATACTGAATGGGTTTTATTGCTTGACCATGATGTATTCGTGTGTTGCAATCCTTTGTGGTATGAAATTCTTATTAAAGTTATAAATATGGTTCCTGATGATGTGGGTTTAATTACGTGTGTTACAAATTATTTAGACACTTATAAAAGTTTGCGACATACTTACCCACAGGTTGCAGCGATTCCAGAACATTCAGATAGGATTGAAAGGCATATCAGAGTTGCCAAAATGCTTTGGATGAAGTACAAGTACAAACTCGAAGAAATTAAAACCTATAAGACCACAGGATTTTTTATGTTGGTTAAAAAATCTATTTGGGAAGAACTAAAATTTGAAAGTAATAATAGAGGGGTTGCAGAAGTTGATTGGAATTATTGTGGTAGGTTGTTGGAAAAAGGTTACAAAATTTATCAAATACCCGGACTGTATGTAATTCATCACAGGGGTATTAGACAAATGAGAATGGGATGGCAGATAAACTAAAAATATTATGTTTTAAGTGGGAATACACTAAGGGTGCAAAATTGCCTTCATTAGATGTTATTGATAATTATACAGCAGACCATGTAAATCGTTTATATAATTCTATTGAAAGGAATTTAACAATACCACATGAATTTATATGTATAACTGATAATCCGAAAGGTGTTAATTGTCCTACTTTTCCATTGTGGAATACTTACAGAGATTTAGGTGGCTGTTATACACGGTTAATGTTATTCAATCCAAATATTAAATATTTGTTTGGGGATAGGATAGCTTCTATTGATTTAGATTGTGTAGTAATAGGTTCTTTAGATAATATTTTTGGTAGAGAGGAAGATTTTGTAATTAATTCATACATCGGATTAATAAATGAATATTCTGAACAATGGTGTAATGGTGGATTAATTCTAATGAATACCGGTTCACGTTCACAGGTTTGGAGTTCATTTAATCCAGTTAAAAGTCCTAAAATAATACAAAAGAGGAAAAAGGAAAGAGAAATTATAGGAACAGACCAAGCGTGGATTGCACATACTTTAAATAAAAGTGAAGCTACATTTACTAATGAAGATGGAGTTTATGAATATAGGAGGTTTGAAGGAAAATCTTTACCAAAAGGAGCTAAATTAGTGTTATTCGCTGGAAGAGCAGACCCTTCAATTTTACGTAAAAAATGGGTAATAAAAAATTGGAAATGAATAAAGTAAATAACATATTATTAGTTTTGCGTACCGGTGGTGATTATAGCATTAGAGACGTTAATTTGTTATCTGAACGAATAGTTGAAAATGCTGATATTGAAGTTAAAGTTTGGTGCTTAACTAACATTGTGCAGCAAGGGCAAACAGTAAATTTACCATACGTTACATTGTTGCCATTAGAACATGATTGGAATGGTTGGTGGGCTAAAATGAATATGTTTTCACCAAATTTAGAATACTTGCGCCCATTTTTATATATTGATTTGGACACAGTAATACTAAAACCTATTTCACGTTTGATTAATGCCGTTACAGATAAAAGTAATTTTGTGATGTTACGTATGTTCTTTCACCCTGAAAGAATTGGTGGTACTTCTGGTTTGATGTGGATTCCTGCTAAAGATGAAAGGGTTTCTAAGATTTGGGAAACTTTTACCAATAATCCAGAAACTCATATGAAAACACATAGAGTAGGTGGAGACCAAACATTTATTAATTCTGTGATTAATGCACCAGATGTTTATTGGCAGGATTTGAACAAAGGAATTGTTTCATACAAAATTGATGAAAGAATATACTCACCAACTGAAAAAGCAAGGGTAAAAAGAATAAAATTACATGGTATTGAAGATATTGTAGTATTTCATGGTCAACCAAGAATTTGGCAAGCTGCTCCTTTCACTCCGTGGTTGAGAGAGTATTTGGATAATTATCTACATAGTAACATTACTAAAAAATTTGACCATAATATTATAAAACACATTAACAAAACATATGGTATTTCTGATGAGCAAGTTGAATTATTATATGAAGTAGCTTCTAAGGTTAGGGGAATTACTTTGGAAGTTGGTAGTTATCGGGGAAGGTCATCTTGTGCTATTGCTTCTGGATTAAAGGTTCTTGGTACAGGTCGATTATTTTGTATTGACGCTTGGGAAAAATTACGTAATTGGGAAAATAGAAAGGATGGTGCTAAACTTTCTGATTTCTTGCAAAATATTAGAAAGGCTGATTGTGAAAATTACATTACACCTGTACAGGATTTTTCTGAAAATGTATTTAAAGATAAAGAAAGAGTTTACCCAGAAGGATTATTTAAAGGAAAAATTCAATTCCTTTTCATAGATGCAGACCATTCGTATGATGGTGTTAAGAGTGATATTCGTTGGATTGAACTTGTTTCTGTAAATGGCTTTGTTGCCTTTCATGATTATGAAAACAAGGATTATCTGGGAGTTACAAAAGCAATAGATGAATTTGTGAATCAGAATCCAAATTTATTGAAGTTAGTAAAAAGAGTTGGAAGTTTACTTGTATTTAAAAAGATGAAGTGATGGAAGTAGAACTTAAAATTTGGGGTGAACGTTGGGTGTTAAGAAGGGATTCTACCCATGAAGTATCTTATTTGAAAGTACGCAAAGGTTATCGTTGCAGTTGGCATAAACATCAACAGAAGTATAATCTTTTTGTAGTTTTGGAAGGTGTTTTGAAAGTGAAAGTTGAGGAATTAGGAGAAATAAGAGAAACTTTTATTGGTGAAGGTCAATCCTTTACAACTAAACCCGGACAATGGCATGAATTTGAAGGGGTAGGCGTGGACAACAAAGTAATTGAAGAAATGTATGTTGAATACGATAAAAACGATATTGAACGATTCAAATTAGGGGGAAAAGCAGAATGAAAGAACCAATTCTAATAACAGGTTGTGCAAGAAGTGGAACCAGCATGGTAGCTGGAATAATCGACTTGTGTGGTGCTTTTGGTGGAGATATGCAAGGTCCGAATCCATATAACCAAAAAGGTATGTATGAGAACCTTAAAATACGTAGTACCATTGTTCGACCTTATTTTCAATCTTTGGGTGTTGACCCAAAAGCTCAATATCCTTTGGCTGAAACAGATAATATAGTTATTCCTTTTAATTGGCGTGAAAGAATAATTAATGTTATGAAAGAACAAGGGTACAAAGATGGTCCGTGGTTCTATAAATGTCCTAAAATGTGTTTTAATTGGCCTGTTTGGGATTATGCTTTTCCTAATGCAAAATGGATTATTGTTAGACGTAGAACAGGTGATATAATTGCAAGTTGTGAAAAAACTGCGTTTATGACAGCATTTAACAATGTTGCAGTTCAAAAAGCTATTGGTGTAAAATCTTCTGCAGAAGGTTGGAAATGGTGGGTACACCAACATGAACGCCACTTTAGAGAAATGTTGGAAGCTGGTTTGAATTGTAAAATTGTATGGCCTGAACGAATGGTTGATGGTGATTACAGTCAAATGTATGAAATGTTAGAATGGTTAGGTTTAAAATGGAATAGTGATATTCCAAAATTTATAGAACCTAAATTATGGAAAGCAAGGAAAAAGAAAAGTAGTTTAATTTTAAAGTAAAAGGTCATGGGTAGAGTAGTAGCAGCTGACGTAACAAGTATTATAGATACCGATTTAGATAGTACCATAGTTGATATATTTATATCAACTGCAAATGTTTTTGTTACTGACCAATTAAGCGGTGAAGGCCATTCTGACGATTTGTTAAAAGAAATTGAAAGATGGGTTACAGCTCATTTAATTGCAGTTTCAAGGGAAAGGGAACTAAGTGCTAAAGAAGCTAAGGCTGGAAGTGCTGAAATACTATATACTGGAAGTTGGGGACAGGGTTTGTCTTCAACTTCTTGGGGACAAGTAGCTATATCACTTGATTCAAGTGATACTTTAAAACCGGAATTAGAAACAAAGAAAACTGCAACAATACGTGCGGTTACAAGTTTTGATTAATTATGGCACTAAAAGGTATAGAAAAAGTAGAATCGAAGTTTTGTGTACAGACTGCTGTATATTGGGGAAATCCTACGAACGATGGTTATGGTGGATTTACATTTGATTCACCAGTAGAAATTATGTGTAGATGGGATGATGTTTCAAAAGTTGATGTTGGACCAGATGGAAATATACAATTAACACGTTCCTCAATAATGGTTACACAAGATTTAGATGAATTGGGTTATCTGTACTTAGGTAGCTTGGATGATTTTGATAGTACGGTTGATACAAGTAAACCACAAGATATTCAAGGTGCTTATATTATTCATCGTTTTGATAAAACACCTATGGTTTTTAAAACTGATGAATTTGTTAGAGTTGCACATTTATATATATGATAGGAGAGCTTAAATTATGCCGAAAGGATATAATTACATACCAGGAACCAAGATTCCCTCAATGGCTAAGAAGAACGCATTGGGAATTTATGCAAGAGTAGTTGGATTAAGAGAAGCTGTTGAAAATGTAAATTTGCAATTAGCTAAACTTGATGGAATTACAAAGGCTGGTTTAATTTCAATATGTAATTATATTTATAAGGATATGCAAGTTACACCGCCTGTTGTTCCGGTAGATACAGGTAATTTGAACGGTTCATGGTTTGTTAGTGGTTCAGGTTATTCTAAAGCGTTTCCATATGTTAAGGCTGGATTTAAAGCTAATTATGCTGTATATGTTCATGAAATGATAGATGAAGCGTATGGTAAGAAAATTAATTGGAAAAGACCAAATTCAGGACCTAAGTTTCTTGAAAAGGCATTACAAAGGAATAAGGGAAAAGCAACAGCAATTATGCGTACCCATATAAAAGGAAAGATGTTATGAACTCAGTTGCAGTAGATATTAAGGCAATGCTTCAAGCTGATGGTGATGTTGAGGTGGATAGTTCAGTTGGTTGTTATGATATATTCATAGGCAAAGAACCTGATAATCCAGAAAATAGTATTACTATTTTTGAAACAGGTGGTTATCCACCACAATTGAATTTTAATAAGGATGAAATATATGAATATCCATCGGTTCAAATACGTGTCCGTTCTACGGATTATTTGGATTGTTGGAGTTTGGCGAACTCTATAAAGGATTCATTACATGGCCGGGCGCATGAGACATGGAATGGAACCTATTATTCTGTGATTTATTGTTTGAATGGTCCAACATTGTTGGATTTTGACCAAAACAATAATCCGAGATTTATTTTGAATTTTAATGTACAAAGAAGGTAAATTTAAAAAAGGAGGTATATTATGAGTAATGCAGTAAGTGGTGTTGGAACGAAGTTTCGCCGGTGGGATGGTTCTTCATGGACTGACTTAGCCGAAATTAGTTCGATTTCAGGACCGAGTATGACTCGCGATTTCATAGACGTAACCAACTTGGATAGTACCGGTGGTTATCGAGAATTTATTGCGGGATTTAGAGATGGTGGAACTGTAAACTTAACAATGAACTTTACAAGGGACACCTATGACCTAATGAAGTTGGATTTTGAAGATGATGAATCTCAAAATTATGAGATTGTATTGCCAGATGCAGATGCAACGTCATTTGAATTTGCAGGTCTTGTAACAGAATTACCATTGGAAATTCCAACCGATGATAAAATTACAGCTAACGTAACCATTAAAGTAAATGGTGAAGTAACTGTTAACTCTGGTGCAGAGTCAAGTGCCCCTGCCTAATAGGGGCTGAAAAACCTAATCATGGTTTTTAAAGTTATTTATTTACAAATTAAAATTTAATCAAAAATGAAAGAATCAATTTTATTAAACAGGGATGCCCTTTTACAGAGGGATGAATTGAAGATTGAAAAAGTTGAACTGACACGTGGACATGTGTTTGTTCGTGAAATGACAGGGAAAGAAAAAGACATTTGGGAAAAGTCCCTTATGAAACAAAAACCATCGGGGAATAAAAGAAAACCAGTTGAGTATGAAATGGATTTAGAAGGTTTCAGGGCTAAACTGGCAGTTGTTACAGTATGT